AATAAGATTACTGCCGGCGTGAAGACTGCAAATAATGCTACAAGTGAGGAACTTCAGAAACAGGTAGTTGAAGTATCTAAGACGGAAGATCTGATCCGGCAGGAAGTGAAGAATAAAACACCGGGATTCACAGAAGAGATGCAGAAACAGGCATCTGAAGCCACGAAAGCAGCCTTGGAAGAATTTGCCAAGGCTGCACCGAAATCTGCAGATGAACTGAAAAAGGTTCCGCTTGCCGCAATCGCAGCATTGATAGCTGGAGATATGAAAGGCCAGCTGTCATCAGAAGCAAAAGGCGCTGTAGATGGTATATTAGATCAGTTCGATGGATTGGACGAGAAGACAAAGAAGAAATTCGCTAATGCAGTATATGGTGCACTGGAAGGATTGGAAGGCTTTGACGAACTGAAAGATCCGGCAAAAGAAGGCGTAGATGAATTCCTGGAGTCTTTAAGATCGGCCCTAGATGAACATTCTCCATCTAAGAAGACAGAAGAAATCTTCAAGCTTGCGATGGATGGTGCGGCAAACGGTGTTGAAGCCGGAAAAGAGAACGTATTAACCAAAGCTGGAGAATTCGTATCAGCATTCCTGAATGCATTCACTTCGGGTGATATCGGAAAGCAACTGGAGAACCTTGGGAACAAGGCAATGTCATATTTTGGAATAGGAGCATACTCTAAAACTAAAGATTCTGCATCTGCCGGAAAAGCAAATGCAGAGGCGGCGAACCAAGGGGCGGGAAGCGTAAGCCCGATAACGACAGGACAAGGATTTGGTACCAAGTTCGCATCTGGAATCGGCGGATTGGTTGGAAAAGCAAGATCCGCGGGAAAAGGCAATGCGGATGCAGCGAATCAAGGAGCAGGAAGCGTAAATCCGAACGACACAGGAGGAAAATTCGGAACACAGTATAGCTCTGGCGTGAGTAGTAAGACGGGGCAGGCGAGTTCTGGAGGAAAATCCCTTGGAAACAATGCAAAAACTG